TGCGTTAAAAGCAAAGCTGACCAAAGCGTCAAACCGCCCTTGAGTAAGATTATTAGGGCAAAGACGTAGTACGCCTCGCTCAAAACGTGCCAGATCATCCTGCAATATCTTATCCACTTCGGCATCTGTAAGAGTCCTTAACCATTCAACTGGACAAAGTAAGTTATGCGCTGCGTGAGCTGCCTTCCTTTGGTCTAACGTCATTTTTTGTTGCTCAACCGGTGCAATTAAATGACCAACTCCGGTAGTCCATAACAATATTGAATCTAAATAAGGCTTTTTCCTTACGCCTTCATGCCGACAAAGATCTTGCCGACCTTTTGCTGACATATTCATTTTTTGCTAAACGCCTGTGTGCCGAACCAAAATGCAACGACAGATGACCAAATAATCTGAGTCTCGTCATCCCACAAGATATTCATTGCTGCGTCAAACGCTACACCAGTTTTAATAGCGTAATAGAAGCCAAAGATGTCCACAAAGACAAGCAGACCAAACAAACCGAAAGTAATAGCAGGACGAACGATAGCTCTCATGTTAATAACCCACTGAGACGCACCTTGTCCGATAGCTATATCGTGAGCATACAAAGCCTGACGTTCTTGTACGTTAGCTTCAATCTGTAACTGCTCTGTATGGATAGCCTCAACACGTTCTTGAGCCTGAAATCCTGCTGCTTGTGATCTGAACTGCTGATCTAACTGCATCTGCGCTAACTGTAGCTCATGCTTCTTGTCAGACTTATCTTGAAAGAAATCAAGTAACTTAGGTAAACCGCCAGTTAAAAACGAAATTATCGTAGAAAATAAAGTAATCATTAATCTCTCCAGTGAAACATACTCCAAATAAAATACAAAATAGCCGTAGCACACGCAGTACCTACTACAGCAGCAATAATGTTCTGAATTAACTGAATCCTCTCAGCCTTACGTCTAGCGATCTCACGTAACCTAACCCTAGCGATCCTAGCTTCTTCTTCAGCTTCTTCTTTAGCAGCAGCGACAATAGCGTCCCTACGAGCGCACATCTCCTCGTATAGACCAGTTTCTTCTGAGTTATTGTAGATAAGCATTTCACGTAGCTCGACTTCTAGTCTGTACAGCTTACGTGATGCGAATGTAGCGTCTAGTGCTTGTTTGGTTGCTTGCGATAACGAAATATTAGGATTCTTCTTAGCTACCGTATCAACAACTGCAACAGACTTAATTTCTGCTTGTTTCTCAAAAAACGTAGAGATGTCGTGATAACACTCTTGTATATCTTTTCCTAATGCGATGGCTCTCTTGACTCCAGCTACAGCAGCCTCCGCAGCAGCAAAGGCAACTGCAACTTCGATCATTTTGGTAATTGTCCGTTAGAGCCTAACCACATTAATAGGAATAAAGCACCAGCACCAACTATCCAGAATATCTTCTTAACAACAGACTTACCGACTTCCTCATAAATCTTCTTAAATGCCACCTCAGCAGCACGTTCTGCAATAGCTTCTATTTGATCGTCAGATAGTTTGATGTCAGACATTATTCTCTACCCATAAACAAGTTTTTTCGTCTAACGCATAATCTCCCTCTGGTTTAGGAGGAATGAAAGCGTCACGTTCTGCATCGTATGTATAACCAATACCTGCATAATTTTTTCTAAATGGCTCACCGCCAGTTTTATGTTTGCCACCATAAGTATTGTAACTTGTGCGTTTGCAAACTTGACCGACTTCCTGCGAATAAAACTGTTCCCATTCATCGCCATCATTTCCGACAATTACTTGAGTAACAATATTATTAGAATCTAAAAATGCGTAATGTGCCATTTAATTACCAAGAAATTGAACCTGTACCTGCTGTAAATGTATAAAGTTTATAGCCTGGGCTAGTTGTGGTATCTGGCACAGTATTTCCTGCGCTACCGTTACAAGTTAATCCTGCACCTACACTAGCTAAATTTGCATTAGAAGCAGGATAAGAAATAACCACAATACCTGAGCCACCAGAACCAACAGTGCCAACGTTAGTACCTGAACCACCGCCACCTGAACCAGTATTTGCACCGGCAGATGTTGCGTTTGCATTACCTATTGAGCCATTACCACCGATTCCAGAACCGCCTGTACCGGCTGTGACTACAGCTGGCAGCGCACCTGTAAAAATACCAGCACCACCACCGGCTGCGTAAGTACCGCCATTTATTGCAAAGCCAGTACCATTACCGCCATTACCACCAGCCGATGAAGTGCCGGTTGCGCCAACGCCAGCAGATCCACCGCCACCACCACCGCCATATCGAGCATTATTACCGGCATTTCCACCACCATTATTACCTTGTGATGGGCTTGTGCTTGGCGTATTACCTGTGCCACCTGTGCCTGTGGTTGCTGATACCGCTGCACCACCGCCTGATCCACCTGACGATCCGTTTACGGTTAATAACGCACCACCGCCTTTGCCGCCACCCGTAGAAGTAATGGTTGAAAATACAGAATCTGATCCGTTTGTATTTGCTGCTCCACCGCCACCAATTGTGACTGTGTAAGACGTTCCAGATGAAACATTAAAAGCTGATGCGTTAACTCTAGCACCACCAGCACCACCGCCACCGCCTTGCGTTCCACCACCACCACCGCCAGCTACAACCAAATAATCAATTGATGTTGGTGGACTAGCAGCACCAGCCAACAACAGCATCATTATTCCACTCACGAAACGTTCCCATTAATAACGCAAACAGTACCGCTTATAAACAATATTGTTGCTACACCTCTGGTTGCTAATGTGACGGTAGATTTAACAGTATTTATCCCGCCAATATATGCAGATGAAATAGTGCAAGTAATCGTAATGTTGCCAGTGGTATTGTTAAAGATAGATATTGCGTCACCAGTTGAAAACGTAGCATTTGGAATTGTTACACTTCCACCACTGCCAACGCCAATCAATCTACCCACATCTGTCGTAACTAATGTGTAAGACGTAGTTTTATCACTTCCCGATTGAGGAATTGTTCTTACGTTTCCGTAAGAATCAGTAATATTTGTTCCGTCAACGACTGAAGTCATTATTCTTTAGGATATTTAGTTTTAACTGCTTGGATTGCATCTTTCCATGCGTCTAGTCCACCGTGATAAAGCAAATCAAATTGATCCGCAAACGATGGATACTCAGCAGCACGTTTCTCTGCATAAGTTGGCGTATGGACTAAACGTAAAGCATCAGCTTCTGCATCAGTAATTTCAACAGAGCCTTCTGGCAGTAAATGTGCAAATGACGCATCATCTAGGAAATGCAGTCCGTTATTTAAGTCTTTGTAATGTGGCATTTTTAATTCCTTAACGTAATTCTGACCAATAAGTAATTGAACTTAAACTTGAGCTACTTGCACTTAAAACATAAGATGCGTTTGGAGGAATTACGGCTTGAGTTCCAGAATAATAAGATGTTGTTCCCGCCCCTGTTCCAGATGAAACAATAACGCCATTAACAGTTAAAATAGGAAAAACATTACCAGCAGCAGAAACTGCAACTATATTTACAGAAATTGGTCTACCTGTTGTATTGTAATAAGTTGTACCCACCGCTCTACTAGCTGAAAGTTGTTGCCAAGTTTGACCATATCCCAACGAACTCATAGCAGTTAAAGCCTGACCACCAACACCTTGAATCGTTGATGGTGCTGTTGCCCATGTACCTGCTGTAGTCTGTGTAGATTCAACATAACCAACAACACGATAAGCAACAGATGTTCTAGCAGTTGTGGAATAAACTGTACTTGCAGAAGTAGCACCAGAAGTAATTGCAGTCGTAGAAATAACTCCTGTTTCTGTCAGGTTTGTACCACCAGAAACGTTCACAACAGCTAATTCAATAGTTCCTGCATTATCAATAGCTAAAACAATAATCCTAGATTGCTGCGCTGAAACTGTACCTAATGTTGCGGATGAAGGAACTACAACAGAAATAGCAGTAGATATTTGACGAGTATTAACCGTTCCACTTCCTAATGTTGCACTACGAAAATCTAATGACGTTGGATTTAAAGTAACAGTTAAAGCATTAGCAGCAACAGACGCAGTAATTGGCTGAATGTTAGAAGTGAATTCGCCAGTACAAACTAAATTTGTATCAATCTTAATAGCATCCGATCCACCGACTTGTATTGCGGCTGATCCGTCTGAGTTTGCTTTTAGCCCTGTGGACATTTTTTACCTCTTATTCGTAAATAATATTAATTGAGCCAGCATCAAATGTGTCTGTGCCGTTTACTGTAGTAATACGTACTCTATCTAATACACCACCAAGAGTTATGTTGCCGCCACCTACCATTGACAATGATGATGCATCAGTCATAGCATGAGAAGAAACCCAAATATTACCGCTAACAAGCGTAAGAACCATTTGACCATACGCATTTAAAGCGGCTCCAGATTCAACAACAATAAACCCCGCAGTAGACGATGCAAACAACCCTGTAGTTGCCCTAGCAACTCCAGACCCAGACGAGTAACCAGTAGTAGTTACAGAACCAGAGCCTATTTGTATTAAAAAATTAGTGCTTCCATTAGTACTAACACCACTAAACATCACAGTAATACGCTTTACACCAGAAGGAATACCAGTAAAGTCAATGCTAGTGCCTGATGTAGAAGCCTGAGCTGTTGCAGATTTAAGTGAGCCTGTAATACCATTAGTAGCTGACAAAGTGCCTGTAACCGTAGTATTTCCAGTTACCGACAAATTAGCCGACATCGTTACATTCTGACTAGCATCAATAGTTATAGCCGTAGTTCCTGCTCCAGTACCTGTTTTGATCTCGATTAATCCATCGGCTGCACTACTAATTGATGCACCGTTATTTGTTGCATTACCTGCTGTAATGATTGTAGACATTATTACTCCTTATCCTACTACTACCCAGCGACTACCGCTAGGAACTGTTACCGTTACACCTGAAGCCAATGTTACTGGGCCAGCACTCATTCCATTCTTACCAGTTGTAATCGTATAATTAGAGTTAATTACTTGGTTATTTTCAAATATTGCTCCTGCACCGCCAGTTGCACCAGCTACAGCAGACCAATTAGCACCATCATAAGTCTCAAGTATTAACAAAGTAGAATTATATCTGATCTGACCTACTGAAGCCGATGGTCTTTGAGCAGTCGTTCCTACAGGTAATTTAACAGCTCCTGTGCTATTTATTGTGAAAGCAGTAGGTACACTTACACTAGCTGCGTTAATCGTTACTGATGACGTTGACGTGCTTCCTATGACCGTTGCACCTGATGCAGTTAAAGTACCGCCAATAGTAAAGTCATCGCTAGATGTACCTACCTGCTGATTCTTTAACTCAGCCATTAACTCACGTATTGCATTATTGATATTGCTAGGTAAGCAACCTTCACCTATGTTAATACCGTTAATATCAGTATTATTTGCTGCTGTTGAGCTGTATTCGCTGATCTTTGTTTTTGCCATGTTAATCCCTAGTTTCTATAATTCCGGCATCACCTAATACTTGACCTAATCCAGCCCAAAACTTAGCCGAAGTAGGAGACATCCGTTTTAATTGCTTTAGCTGATCTACCGCATTAGGACTAGTGATAATCTGAGTTAGTTTTTCTGCGTTATTTGCAGCATCTTTTTTTATAGCCCAATCAGTAATCTTTTTACCCCAATTCTGAGGAGACATTGCAAAACCAGTAGCTCTAGCTGCACCAGTTATTACATTAGTAACAGGAGGATTCTTAATTAATTCTTCCGTTATCAACTGGTTAAATGCGGTATCAGAGCCTAGCTTTTTAACTCTACCAGCAGCTTCAAGGACTTGCGATAGATCACGTAGTCCATCAAATTTATCCTTACCTAACGCTACCTGCAATGCCTTTTGCTGCTTTTGATCGCCCATTAGAACATTCTGCCAAGCATTACCTACATCTAATTTCTGACCTTGCTGACTTTTAGCTGGTTTCTTAGCTAACTGCCATTGTTCTTCTAGGTATGATCTAGTAACTGCGTTCCATGCTTCCTCACCACCACCAGAAGTAATCTGATCCTTAGCGTATCTAATCGTACTAGGGCTAGGATTCTGGAATATTCTGTTAGCAAAGTTCTTCAGATTGTCCTTAGACATCTGAGATAACGATACACCAGTAATACGTTCGTTAAACTCATTCAATGGCTGAGAATATTGTGCAAACTTCTGGTTAGCCGCTATGTAATCTGGATTACCTTTTTCAATCTCTTTTAATAGATTATCTTTAATACCTGCTAATTTAGATTGAATTGTATTATCCAAAGAACTAAAAGCATCTTCCTTAAACATCGCATCTATTTCTAGTTTTGCGTTATGCAATAAAGGTAATCTATCCTCAGGAACCATAGTCTTTAATGGTTGACCTGCCTCATCAATACCAGGCTTTTCTAGTAGCGACTTAACTCTATTAAGATACTTTGTAGCTGTACCTGTTGGCGGCTGAGACTTCAGCATATTATCTATGCTGCTTAGAACTGGCTGTGTATTTACAGGAACAGAAGCCTCAAAAGCCTTATCATATATTGGCTTTGTAACTTCTTCACGCTGTTTAATTAAGTTTTCTTTTTGAACCTCTAGTGCCTGTAATCCACGATTACCAGCTATTGATGCGTCCTCAACTTGCGACAAACTACTTAGGTAATCATCAACAGCAGATTGAACTTTCTTTTCACGTTCACGATAGAACCTTTCCATCTGTGCAGATGATTCTGGAACGTTTCCTAATACTTTCTGTGTACTCTTTAATGATGGCAAATTACTTAATTCAGCACCAGTTAAAGGAATACCGTACTTATTTGCTTGCTGACGTAATGCAGCAGTCTCAGCAGGATTAATCTGAGCTATATCACGAGCCAATCTACGTTCTTTAAATGCTTTTACGCCTAATGGAGCAGCCTCACCCAATAACGATAGACCACCTGCTATACCAACTTCGTAAGGATTAACTTCTTGACCTGCTGTAGCACCAGCTATTTTTTGACGGACATAGTTACTTAATGCAGATACGCCACCAGTTAAACCTACAGCAGCACTAGCACCTAATGGCCCACCTAATAACAATGGGGCAGATAAAACTCCAGTAGCAATATCAGGAACCATTTCAGCTACATCTGGAGCGTTATAAGCCATTCTTGAAGGAATACCTACTACTTCTTTATAAAACTTACCATCGTCTGCTTTATAAGCTATATCGCCACCAATAACTGCATATCTATCTGGAGAAATGCCACGAGCTTTAGCAAAGTAATTAATTGCAGCTTGTTTTTCAGTTGGGATACCACCCATAAATGCAGTAGATACATTAGCTGCACGAGATGGCTCAGATATAGCTTTAGGTGGTATGTTTCTAGGAGCCTTTGCCCCCTGTTTAGGAATAGCAGGAGCAAACAACTCAGAAGCAAAATCAACTGCTTGAGGTTTTTCTGTTGCTGTCGTATCAACTTGTGGTTTAGCTGAAAACAACTCACTAGCAAAGTCTACTGTATCTGCCATGCTATCCCTTAAAATGCTATACCAAATTCAGCAGCTAATTGTGTCTTAATTGTGTTTTTATCTGCTTCTTTAGTTGGATCTAATTTATATTGTTTTGCTATATCAGCCGCACGTTTATTAACGATTGTTGGCATTTCACCTAACGATATATTTTCCCACTTCAACCCATTCTTTAATGCATATTGTTTGCGAGCTAAAGAATATTTAGTTTGTTGTATTGCATTATCTAATTTAGCTTTGAACTGAGTTGGACTATCTCCATCAAATACACCCATACCAGGATTAGGCAACGTAGAAATAATGCGATCAGCTTCTTGCACTCCCATTGATGCGCCTGTTAAATCTTTAATTGTTAAGTTAAGATTTTGTACCGCATTTTGTTTGTATTGTGAAAATTGACCTAACTGTACTTTTTCGTTTTCAGGCAAAGTTCCGAACTTGTCTTTTAATGTATTCCATTCCTGAGTTGCCCTAAACTTAGGATTTAAAAACTCTGGACGATAAGAAAACTGAATATTGTTTAAGCGAGCAATTTGATCGCCAGTATTTAATTGCTGTTCTTCTACTTTAGTAGCAGTTGGTTTAGATAACTGACCAGTATATATATTTATCTTTTGACCTTCTCCAACACCAAGTCTAGTCGCTTCTGTTTCTAACCTAGAACTTTGTTCACGAGTTAATTTAGATGGATCTCTTGTACCAAATAATCGCAAAGACAAGTTACCTAAATTACCTGTAAATTCTTCTGTCTTAGGAGCAGTATAAACTGGCTGCATATCAGCAGTAGATATAAGTTGATCGCCAACACGCATAAAACTATTTTTAGGATATAACTGTTCAGCCATATCACCAAAATATCTAGCTGCCTCTGTATCTTTATTTAACAAAGCAACCTGTTGTTTTTGACGATATATAGCTGCTTGCTGTTTGTTTTGCTCTAACTGACTTAATTGTTGTGGGACTTGTTGAGATGTTATAGCGTTTTGTGGCATCTCACCCATATCACCATAAATAGGCATACCAACAGCTTCAGGAGCATTTGCTATTGGCTGCTGTGAAGGCATACCAATCTTTTCATAGCCAGACATACGTTCCTGCGCTCGTTTTGTTTCTTCTCTAGCTGCTACTGCTTTAACAAATTCTTGCGGATCAATGTCAGCCAATGGAGCTAAATCTGGATACATATTTTTAGCGTTAGCAATACCAGCCATCTGATTTCTTGCTTGCTGTTGCTTTAATTTTAATTGCTCAACTTGTTGCTCAGTCTGGAAATTCTGCAAACTTTGTTGATACGCTCCACCAGCACCTTGAAAACCTGCTACTCCAGCACCAAGAATGTTTTGCAATGCTGAACGTGGTGCGCCTGATCGACTCATGCCTTGAGCCAATGCTAAACCAGCACCTAGTAAACCTTGTACTTGCGCTCTCTTTTGTAGCGCAGCAGTTTCATCAGCACCAAGTAATCCCTGATAATAACTAGGAGCAGTACCGAACGGAGTTAAATCTTCTAATGCCATATATCACCTAAATTAGTGAAATCGGTTTGTTTTGCGGAAGCGTTTGCTTGTAAGGATTTAATGCAGCATTAAAATCTACTGGCTGACCTTGACCTCTACTATATGAAACTTGACCAGGTGTTGCGTGTATCTGTTGATCTGGTGTCAATAAACCTTGAGTTGCGCTTAATGCTTGTGCCGTCATCATTGGATTTTCATAAGCAGATTGACCAGCCATCCCTAATCTTTCTAAGAATGTAGGAGCCATTGCAGCATTAGTAGCAGCAGGAGTAGCTAAAGCATAACCACTAGTAGCCGCAGGAGCTTGTAAACCAACTCCTCCAGCAAATTCACCTAAACCAGTTCCACCAACAGCATTAGCAGCACCTAAACCAGAAGCACCACCAGAGCCAAGTGCCAAACCAGTTCCACCACCAGCAGCCCCGCCAATCCCTAAAGCAGTACCACCTGTAAAACCTGCTGTAGCACCTAATAAAGCACCTTGTAATGGGTTTCTAGGTTTAATTGCAGCTCCACCTGCTGCTCCAATCATAGCTAAAGTAATAGGATCAGCCATTATTTACCCCCTGATTGTGTAGTTGTTGATGTGCTTCCACCAGGAGCGTTACTAAATAAATTAGCGTAATTCTGCAACTTCATCTGTGGCAGTTGTTGCTGATAGTTGTAACGATTTATGTCAGCTTGTAAAGCATTTTGCTGATATTGTTCTGTGCCTTGACCTGCTGCTAATAACTTCTGAATATCGTTATAGTCTGCATTAGCTAATGTTGGAGCCTGTAGCGCAGATTGTTGCGCCCTATCTGCCTGAGCTTCAGACGATTGATACGCTAAATTAGCTAGGCTATTTCCAATCCCTGTCCCAAAGCCTTGAGCCTGTTTCTGAGCCAATTGAGACATAGCGTCTGACCCATAACGACCAGCAGCAGAAGCCTTGCTCTCAAGACCTCTAACGCCCTCCTGATAAGCCTGTACCGTTGGGCTATAACCAGCCTGTAAAGCACCCGCTAAGAATGGGTTAGTACCCTGACCCTGAATCGTTTGAAGTTGTTGCTGTTGAGCTGCCTGAAGCAATGGAGAACCTGCCAAAGCACGTTGCTGTGCCATTGATAATGCTTGCTGAGTAGCAGCAGAAGGAGCAATATAAGTTTGACCAGGATAATATTCTGGCCCTGCACTTTGATATAGCTTTTGACCTTCGCTTAATCCATATTCAACATAAGGCTTTAAGAATGGATCTATGCCTGTTGAAGTTGTACTGCCTCCGCCACCACCGCCCATATTAGACCTCGCAAATCCATTGTTTAGGCTTGAATCCGTACTTTTCAGCCCTACGTTGCCAGCCCTTACGATGGCTGGAGAATGTTATAAATTTTGCATTAGCTTGACTTGCCATTGTTTTTATGTATTTTAGCCCATCTTCAACCATTTGATAATCATTTTCTAACGTCCAAGCCGCCCAAACGTGAAGATGTATGCCAGATGGCTGCAATATGAAGAATCCGCCAAACCTCTGCTCCTTCAAAACTACCCATAGCAGCGATCTATTAGCAGTTAAATCTGCATAGACATCTTCTACTATCCAATTCTCTGGACTATGAGTTTTAATATCTTCTAATGGCGGTTTAATTGTTGACCACCATCCCCTTATTTGATCTACTGGAATATGTCTAAATTCCATTATCCCACCACAATGTATCCATAAGTTTTATCCGCAGTATTGTTTGTCCAGTGCGTAAGGATAGCACTTCCTTGCTGCTGTGACGAAACATATAAATTAGATGTTGCTGCTGGGGCTACATAGTTCATTGTAGCTATAACTGATGCTGTACTTGGTCTAGAAGGACTGGTCTGAGCTGAGTAAAACTGGAGACTTACAGCAGCATTAGTAGCTGACCAATAAATCTCGATATAGTCATCTTTTACTAATTCTAAAAAATAATTCCATCCTGCGATAATATGACCATCAACTCCACCATGTGAGTTAGGAATTGATATAAGTCCAGTTGAACCTACAATATCTGTACCATTTTTTCTTAACCAAACGCTAACATCATTTAATTGAGTATCTGTATTCTGAAACTGGCCAGACCATTGCAAGTTATAAACTCCATTATTTCTAACATTCATTCTTGCAGTGTTTGATAGGTATACACCGTTAGAATAATCTGTGGTGTCTAACGTCATAGCGGTAGCTGTGTTAGCTGTTATGGTTTGATCTACAACACTTTCAAACGCACCGTAAGGAGCAGAATCAGCATAAGCAGCAGCAGATATAGGGACAAAGAAAATTAAACTATCGTAACCTATACGTTCATCATATAACGTGGTTGTAGTAGCATTACCAGTAGCTAAAGTTATTTTCCCAGTATTATTTGTCTTGCCATTCATTGCACCATTAACAATCTCAGCAACAGCTCGCTGATCTCCACCAATAGTCGGCAATATGCGGTACTGTGTCATCTTGAACCTTGACCTATGATATTGGCATCAAGACCTACAGCAGTTACCCAGTTGCCCGATGGGATTAGTTTGATCCTATGGTAGTACCCTGCTGTTCTAACGCTACAGCGACCCTCTGCGTCAGCTACAGACGCATCGCCAAATACTAGTGGGTCACTTAATTGAGTTCTGCTTGCTATTTGCACCGATCCGCTACCACCGTCAACCGTAGGACGTACTAAATTAATCACTGTACGACCTGAATCAATGTCACCAGTAACGATAGATGCAGTCTTATTTGCGCCACCAAATGTAATTACTTTTTTTGCCGATGTCCCTGCAAAAATTAACTGGTTACCTGACCACTGACGATCATCTAGCGATACTGTTAGCGCATCAATACTTGAACTATACCCATCTAAATCATCTAAACTAATAGAAGGAGTTAATGCAGAATTTACTGAATATGCTGATGTTAAACAATATGTAAATTTATTTAAAGTAATACTATAAGTTAATAAATAATACCCACCAGACTGAGACTTAAAGCACCAAATTACTAATTTATTGATAGGATCTACAGCAGATGACATTGTGTTATTAATATTTTCTAATGTCGCATTACTAAAGAACCATTTACTTACTTTATTGTCACTAATTGACTTAGTATCTTGTCCATTGCATACATAAAAGCCATCAGTGCCTAAGAAATATGCCAATCCACCAAACTGAGCAATAGATCCAGCAGCTATACAACCTAATTTAGTGTTAATTGCATCAAACTGGAAGAATAATGGGCTACCTGCGTAAGACATACGGTAAATAGCACGTTCTAGGAACACAATTCCAAACTCACCACCAGCTAATCCTATAATATCTCCACCATCAGGCAATACTTGACTGTCTGCTTGACTTGTTGTGCTAGGAGTCCAGTTGGTTTCGTTATTAATGTCACTCCAATAAATCTTATTTTCATAACCAGATACATTAGCAGCCACAACAAAGTCACGAATTGTGCTTACATATTTAGCTTGCGGAGCATCTGCGGATAAATTAGCAAAGTATGTGCTTGAATTTAACGTATATGATTGCAGTCTATTTACACCGTTGGCGCAAATAATTTTAGATCCAAACTGAGTGTTATCCCAATATTCAATAGAAGTATAGCCAGTGGTATTGGCTGAATCCATATTCTTAGTACCTGGATTATATTTGTATAAATTAGATCCAGATCCAGCAAATAGACTTACTGAGTTTGCATATTTACCTGCAAATACAGTTAATAAGTCAGCAGCAGCATCGTTAGAATAATTAGTTTCTGATTTAAATGGAGCATATCCGTTTGCTACAGGATAACAATTAACAGCATCTGTTAATGCTCCTGTTACGCCAGGCTGATCTGGTAGCCATTCACCGAATTGAATCTTAGCCATTATTGTATTGTCCAAGTATCAGAATTAGGGCTAGTATTAGCCCATATATTTATATCATCAGGAATTACTGTCCAAACATCAGAATTAGGACTAGCCTCAATCCAGTCATTTGTATCGTCAGGAATTACTGTCCAAATATTTACGTCATCTATAACTACAGTCCACTCATCACCAATAATGTGAACTTGAGCATTAGCAGTAAAATTAGCTGTTCCATTTATCCTACTTAATCCTGCCCACATAGCATTAGGTAAACAGATAAGAGCAGCAGATCCATTAATTGCAGCGTCTGCATTGTATTGCACACCACCAATTGCCTGTACGGATGCAGTTCCAAGTATGTCAGCAGCCGCCAAAGCAACTCTAGTACCATTCGCTGTTACTGTAGCCGTGCCATTAATAGAACCAACAGCAAGCTGAATTCTTATTCCATCAGCATTTACAGTTGCAGTACCATTAACAACACCAACACCAGCATAAATAACATTTGCCAGTCCAGTTATTGTAGCGGTTCCTATAATTCTTCCGGCTGCGTTATAAATAACACCACCTAGTGCAGTTACAGATGTTGTTCCATTAATAGCTCCAGCAGCAAGTTGGACTCTTATTCCATTTGCTGCTACTGTTGCAGTACCATCAATAAAACCAGAAGCAAGTTGGACTCTTGTGGCAAATGCAGCTACATTAGCAGCACCGTTAACAGACCCAGAAAAGAACTGAACCCTTGTGCCATTTGCAGTTACTTGTGCAGCTCCGTTTACACTTCCGACTGCGTTATTTAATATACCGCCTAAAGCTGTAATAGTAGCAGTTCCATCTACTATCGCAGATCCAGCAACATAATTAGCAGGCAACCCACCTAATGACGAGTAAGGAGCTTGCGAGTATGCTGAAAAGCCAAACATTTACAGAACCACCCATCTTGATCCGTTAGGTACAGTTACACTAATACCATTATTTACAGAAATAGGGCCAGTACTCATGGCAGAATAACCAGTAGGTATTGTAAAGTTTGAACTAACAGTATTATTATTTATTACAATACCGTTAGATGCTGCTAATTGGTTTGAGTACGCTGTATTAGTTGAGTCTTGATATACAGCCTTACCAGCAGGATACGTAGCGAATACGTCCTTACTATTAGCTGCAAATGAAATTTTAGCCGTAGTTCCTAAGTAATTTGATAAAACCGTATCACGAGATAACGTAGTACCTGACGATGTGTACGTACCAATACCTACTTCCCACGCATTAGCAGTATTGTCTACAATAGAATAATAGGTAGTGTTACCGTTACCAATAACAGCAAAGGACTGGAAACCTGAACTAGCACCAGCGAGCGTTAGCGTACCAGTGCCAGCAGTGGTAGATGTTTCCTTGACACGATCCGCTACAACTAGTGCCATCGCTTACCCCTTACGCTAAGGTTACGCTAAGGCTACCTATAGCTATCTTAAATATATCACCAGTTGATATTGTCTTAGATACATCTAGCGGAGTGTGATACAGCAAGTTACCAGTGGTTAACGCATCACGAATACCGATATGAGTAACAGTTCCCCATGTACTTGTACACTGTGGATACTCAATAGCTACGCTATTTGTAGATACACCGTTACTTGGCGCACCAAACGTAATAGACTGACGAGCATACGATCCACCAGTTACCTCAGTGCCTGTATCAGCATCAGTTGGATCTGTAGTGTATAAAGCCAGATAAACAGTAGCTGGGCTAGTAAATGCCGTGTTACGCAAGGTAGCGTTGACTAGAGCATTTTCTAGGTAGTTGGACATTTCTGACATAATTACCTCACGTTATAGGACATTGCAATTGGTTGACCACTATGTTCGCTTGAATGATCTGCTAAGTTAATCGCATCAATAGCCTTCTGATACATAGCAGCCCATGTTTGCAATCTAGCATCATTCATTAGATACGGCTCTGCTTCACCTAACGTGGCGTAGAGAAGTGCATCATAATAGTTAGCTAGAAGTATGTTGCTTGAGTTTGTGTCGCTCAGAAGCGTTGGTTTAGCGTAATAGAGCATCTGAACGGTATAGGTAGTATCTGGAGAAGGAGCAAATGCTATTTCAGTAGCCAGAACCGTGTAAATCTTAGGTCTGCCAACAATACTAGCCAGATTGTCTTTGTAGAAAGTATTAGGAGTATTGTACGATAACGCAGATAGTGGATTAGTAACTAGATGGATGTCCCTCATCTCTAAGAAATCAGAAGGAAGTCCAACTAAAGCATCAGTAGTATCGGTAGTCACTATCTTTAACATCAATCGAGTGCGTATCTCACGAGCTATACGTAACTCAGCCAAACGGATAAAGTCTGGGATTACTGAAGTTAAATCACTACGAGCTAAATAGTTAGCAATTGTTGTCTTGAAATCTGAATAGCTCGCAAATGACATATTATTCCTCTAATTGCTCAAAGTCTTTCCAACTATATTCATGCGTACCAATATGCTTTATGTGCATTGATAACTCATGATCCACGTAAGTATCAAAACCGTTATCACCAGCCTTAACGCAGAAATGTACGTCCTCACCGACAACACCAGTTGGCCCCCATCCTGCATCAAACCACGGCTGTGGCACGTTCTTAAATACTTCAGCACGAATCATTACAGCACCAAAACCTACCGCAGTAATCTTATCTAAACCTTCTTTGCCACGAGAATCAATGTTTTCCCAATGATAAACAGTCTTATCACCTTCCTCACGTTTTGTTAGCAGCTTTGCCGTTGGTGTCACTGGATGTCTGCGTGTAACTGCATTTACGCCAACAATAGGAACCTCACGACTTAGCATTATCGTTATGATGTCAGGAGGGAATCTCATGTCGCTATCAATATATAAGATAGCATCACAACCCTCATCCATCGCAACCTTAGCTAATTTCTCACGCTGGTCGAATATCAATGTGCCAGGCATTGTATAAAGACTTAATCCACCTTTACCGTTTTTGCACCTAACGGAAGCATCGTGTGCCGCCATACGAGCAAAATCGAAAGCAAAACCTGTATGAACTTCGTCCCTGCAAGGAATACAAACACCAACTCTCATAATTTACCCCTGTAAATTTTCCACGCTTGTTGATCTGGATGATTTAACCATGCCTTAAACCGCTTTTCGTCAGTTACGGCATAGCCCTTCATTATCCCTTGTTTATTGAGTTCGTCAATAACCGTAAAAGGAATAGATGCAACTAAGTGAACATCGCCTACAGGTTTAGTTCTATGTAACTCTACTTCCTGAAGAACCTTGTTACGCTCGATGTATTGATCTACATTCTGCTTGGTTTCTAAAACTAACTCACCATCACCAAGATCGTGAGCTACCGTATATCTTATATCGTCAGAATTAAAGAGTTTCATATTTCTCCGATGAGTCCAACCCCTCCATTAAGAAGGGGCTGGTTGCTCATAATTACAAGGACATATCTAAGTCAGCAATGATACCGTGTGCTGCTTCGTTCTTAACTTCGAGAGTTACTTCAGCTATCAGTTGGGTATTCTCGCTGTCACCAGTCTTAGCCAAGTCATTGGTTTGGAATGGACGTAAGAACGCAAGTGCTGCGAATTCTGGATCAATTACCAGAGCATCACGAGCACGCATGAAACGGTTAGGAACTACAGACATTGCACCAAAGTCTGACTGATAAATGTCAGCAGCACCGATGATCGCACCCTGCTCAACTTTATTGAGTTGGAAACGATTAACAGCGATACCAGGGAAGCTAGATACTTTTTGCTTACCAGTAGCACCAACCATCAGAATCTTAGGATTGCCGCCTGAGCTAAATACAGAAGCAACAACAGTCTTTAACAGAGCTTCGGTGAAAGTACGCTGTGTACCGTCAGTACGAGTTGTTGAGCCAGAAGTTGAAGGATCTGCACCGCTAGTACCTTTGCTGGTGTTAGTAACGAGCCAAGAGAGGATCGAACCTAATTTACGAGCAGTAGTAGAAGAACCAGCCGAACGAGCTTGGTTAGAGGTGATGATTGTCTCTAAGTCACGCTTGATTTCAGCAGATGCTTTAGCCAATTGGTAAGCCTTTTCTGACTTACGACCAGCTTTATTTACAGATTCAATCGTGCCAGAAACTTGAACAGTTTTCTGGATGATCTGTGTGTAGTTACCTACACGAGTCGTTGGGCTGATAGTTGCTGAGGAAGCGTCTGCACCTTCAACTGCTGCGTTAGCGGTAGTAGCTGATGCTAACGAATCTGTCTGCCACTCGTGATAAACGGCAGTAGCTTTGCTCTTACCGATAGATGACATGAATGGTGTTTCTGTTGGGCTGATGTTATAGATAACGTCAGATAAATCTTCACGTAAGCCGATGCCTGTACTTGTGCCAAATGTTGCCATGATTATTCCTTATAAAAATCGTTCAAATACGGCTGCTGCGTCTCGCATCTTTCCAGAGGATTTTGCGTTAGCTTTCAGCCTTCTAATTTCCTCGCTATTGGATTCTCTTGGTTGACTAGCACCAGGCTTCATCATCTTCGGAGCAGAGTTCACCTTCTTGGAGATCTCTGGTCTAGCAGATTGCAACTTGTCAAACTGCATAGCTTTCCATAACGTCAATACTGCTCTGGAATCATAAACTCCAGCTAATTCTTCATCAGAAAATCCTGCTTGTTTACCGTACTTCCGTATCTCTTGCCGAATGTGTTCGCCTTTTTCTGGATCAGCATATTCAGGTAACTTCTCAATGAGCTTTTGAGCTTCTTGAGCAACCGTCTGTCTTAATTGCTGCTGTCTATCCTGCTCTTGCTGTGCTTGGATACTTTGACGTTCGGCACGAACCTGAGCTAATTGCTTTTCCATCTGCGACATTTCGGCTACTTTTACGGCATAACCGATAGGATCGGTTTCCTTTAGGTAATCAAGATCTTCTTGCGGCTGCTGTGCATCAAGCATCTGCTCAATGTATTGCAGTCTTTGTGCGTAAGTATCACGCAACTGTTTAGCTTCATTGACTGCCGCCTTTTCAGCTTCTACAGTTCTGCGTTCTTCCGCTACAGTTTGCGATTTCTTCGTGTAGTCTGCACCAAGTTGATAGTTCTTGATCAGCTCACTTAGGCTTACCTCTTTTTCTTCACCTGCCGCTTTGACACGGTAGAGAGGTTCCTCTGGCTCATCGTAACTTTCTTCCTGTTCTGATTCATCTGGATATTCTTCAGACTGCTCAGTTTCCTCACCTTCTTGTGCTTCTGCATGAGATTCTGGTTGTTCCTGTTCGGAGCCTTCCTCATCACCCATCAAACCCAAAAACGCTTCGGCTGCACCACCTACTGTCAACTCACCGCTACCTTCTGGTGTCACGTTAGTTGTTTCGCTCATTGTCATTTTCCTACTTTGTTAAAAAAACTTCAATCTTTTTTCGTCCATCTTGCCTGTTGATGCCATCCATTCCACATGGTTGACCAGACTGTCGATAGCTCTCAATTGTCTATAAGCGTTCTCACGAGATTCAAAGTCACCGTCAGAACTGTTCTGAAACTTACCTAATTCTATTAATCGTAGATCAGCTATGACTTCCTGCCACATAGGATCTAACGTTAAATTCTTAGCCCATGCTGATTTATCCATTGCGTAAAGTACCTAATTCTTTAATTGCTTTAAGAACAATATTAGCCTGACTTTGCTTCATATTCTCGTCAGCCATGTCCATAGCCAAGATAGCTTGTAACTGCTGAACAGCTAACTCTGCCTCACGTATCTTTAAGTCTGCTTGAGCTTGCTGATTATCCATAGCCATCTGTATACCTTTTTGGGTATATTCGGCTTCTAATTCTTGCTGATGCAACTTCATGCGCTCAGACTCTATCTGCATCTTAGCAGCAGTCTTTTCTCGCTCAACGTCAGCAAGCATCTTAGCTACTTCAGCCTGTGCATCTGGTTTAGGTGGTTGTTGCTGTGACAACTGAGCGTTCTGTTCTTCTGAGATATTGTTTAAGAACTGAGAAGCATCCTTAAATCCAGCAGCCTCGATTAACTTTGCTAACGTGTTGCGATACTGCCCAACAGATACCAAAGGATTAGATGGGCCATATTGCTGTAGGATCATCTCTTGTTTAGCCATAACCATATTCAGCATAGCTAACTGTTGGTCTTTGTTACCTGAGCCTAAGCCTACGTTAATGCTGACATCAAACTGATTCTTCCACGAGCGAGGATCAAAACTAACGTACTTGTTATTTATTCTCAATACACGCTGCTTATCTTGGTACTTGCCAACTAAGTGCAAGATACCCTGAAACAATGACTTAACTCCTGTCTCAGCAAAGATACGAGCTATCAGTTCTAGCTTGCCGTTAGAAGCCTGTGTCATAGCCGCTACAGCAGCCGCAGTGACGTTACTGAGAATATCTGGATTCAACCCCTGTTGAGCGTCTGAAACGCCTGTACGCTTCGCCTGAACCGTATCCATGTATTCTAAAATTGGAAACGCCTGACCAGTTACAGATGGAATCGTTAATGGAACAATAGCACCAGCAGACTTAATACGAACGATACCGCCAGGAGTTGCGTTAAGCAGATCATCCAGATTTACCTGACCTTCGACAGCACCCATACGAGCATTATTAGTTAAGTAAATGTTATCCAGCATCTGACGAGTCAAAGTTGACTTGATTAACTGAATATCCATCGTGCGATCAGCTAACGACTGACCAAAAAACTTGTGTGGTATTGGGAACGGACAAATAGAATGGAATGGAACGTAGTCACAATCCTCATCCTCTAGGATTTCCTCACCACAATAGATGATTCTACGCAGTTCAGCGATACCGTCATCATCCTCATCCAAACGTATATAGCACTCGTATATCTCAACCGTCTGCATAATTGGATCAAGCTGCATCTGGTCTAATGGCTGCTCACCACGATCAAATCGAGCAATACGTTCTGGACTAAATGTAAGTCTATCGTAAGCAGGTAAAGCCATGACTACATCACGCTTATAACCCATAGCGATCAAGTCACTACGTGGAACCATGCGTCTATGCGCCACAAACGGAGAGTCTTGGATAGTTTTAGCAAACTTAGAGATCAGGAATTCTTCTGGCGGTACGTTCTCAATAACTACGTTGCCACTATGTTTCTTACGTTTTACGACTAAATCTGTAGAGTTCTGCTGCATTAACCCCATTGGAGTCTGCATCTCAATCATCTCTGAACTCTGCTTAATGACTGTCAGATTCTCGTCCATCAAGAGCATTGTCAGCTCATCATCATTCAGATCGTAATACTTTTCCTCAGTAACATCTTCTTTGGTGTCCCAATATGCCTTAACGATACCTGTCTTTTGTAACAAGGCATCCTTAAACCAATTGTGGAGAATGTGCATACCAGGATTATCACGATAGAAAACCCAGTTACAGTACGCTGTTGCTTGTTTAGCTGCGTCCTCGTCACCAGCTCTTTGTGGCTCAAACAGGACTATATCTTCTGTAGTGGTAAAGACACGGATTAGAGAAGGTAGCGCACCATCTACAGCCTCAGCAACCTCACCTGTGACGATCTGGCTGCGACCCTCAACCTCGTTACCGTAAGGATGACGTAGATAGTAATCTAACGCCTTTCTGCGAGCTTCAACAGTCTCAGTCTCAAAGTAACCGATAGAAAAGTCGATCTCTGAACGGACGATACTTTTGATTTCGTTAATGTCCATGCCGCACCTAATCCAAAATTTTGTCTATTATACAACCCAACTGGTATTATTTGGTAAACTTGTTGACCATGAATCACCAGATTCGTCAAGTGTTATCGCTAAATACCTGAAACTATCCGATGCGTGAGATGCCCAATCATGTAATGGTTTCTCGTAATATACGTTCTGTTTCTCGTTATATTCCCTACGATAGTTCCTTAAAGCATTAACGCCTTGTCTTGTCGTTTCGGCATTAAACCAGCAACGTGGCAGTAATCTACGTACTGCCTGTATCCCATCTGCTACAGATAATCTAGGGGCTACAGTTATTTGCAGTCCTGCTTCTTGCAACATTTCTTTACGGCTGCGCCCCGATCCCAATTCACGGACTTCAACGTCATGTGGTAGGTACTGGTCGAAATGCTCATATCTATTCTCTTTGAGCCAATTGACATACCAATCAAGCCCAACCCCGTGGTTTTCCACGAAATCAATGAGCCTGACTTCTTTGCC